CTCGGCTTTGGCCGGGCTGATCTCCAAGCCATAGGCGCGCACGGCTTTGTCGACATCCCCGTCATGCTCATAGTGGCAATAAAGGTCAAAAGCATCACCCCAGCAGTATGCGTTCTCGCCGAGTGACTTCGGCTTGCCGACGCCAGCGGCTGCGTCCGATCCAGACAGGCTTACCCAATGCGATAAGAAGTTCTCCGTGGCAAAGCTGGGAGACGTTTGATACCGAGAACGGTAATGCTGGGATAACCCGCGCCTCTCATATTGGTAGCGCATCAACAGATCTTCGATGGTGTGGTCAGCGTTGAAGGCATCTATCGGGCTGACCTGATCTGGAAACTTCTGCCGACGCTCTGCACGCTGGCGTTCACGATCTGCCCGCGCACGCTCGGCCTGCTCGGCGGCCAGACGATGCTGCTCTGCCCTGCGGTCGATCTCCTGCCGGATCGCGCTGGCAGCATCCAGACGCAGCGTGCCAGCGCGGATCACGCGGTGCTGGTAGAAGATCGGGGTGATGTCAGGATTGCGCTTGGCCAGCGGCACGTTGGGCAGGTAGATCGGCTGCCCGCAGCGTGCCAGCGCGCCGTCAGGATGGATGCCGTGGGCGTGCAGGAGATCGAACAGGGCTGTCTGGGCGGCTTCATACTCGGCCCCGGTCAGCACGCCCGCCAGCGGCAGCAGGACGCGCCATTTGCGGTTCTCTGGGGTTGCGCCGGATGATGAGTAGGCCAGCAGGCTGACAGGCCCGCAGACGGCCTCTACGGCGGCTAGCATGTCGTCTAGGCTCGGGTTGCCCCGGTCGATGTCGAGGGCAAGCATGCGGAACGCCCCATGCTCACGCTGTGCGTCGTGTGAGCGGCCATCGTGTTCGCGGTAGGTCGAGGGAATGAAGAAGTCGGCGTCTACCTTTTCCTTGGCCTGCGGCGAGGCTGCCATGCGGGCGATCTCAGCCCAAGAGATGCCGGGATAGGCTTGGCCGGGCTTGTCGATCAGTGTGTAGAAAGAGCCGGGGGCGGTCAGGAAGCGGATGTCAGACATTGTGGCCACCGACGCGCTTGCCACCAGATATTGCGTGCATTATAGTTTCTCCTGCATGGTTTCTCCACCTGCACACGGAACCTGCTCCTCCCTCGGTTCCGCCTGCCTTAACTGAACCCCGGCGCGTTGGTCTCACGCCGGGGTTCTTTTTATATCACCAGGGTATCTCATCCCCGAGTTCTTCCTTGATGCTCTCGCGCTTCTGGTCGGTCAAGGGTGCCTTGGCCTTCTCAAACGGATCGGCCTTGCTCTCGACGGTATCGAAGTCATCCATGCCGCCGTCGCCGTAGCGGGCTTCGGTGACCTGCACCGCGTCTAAGAGCAGTGAAATCCCTCCCAAACCATCTGGATCGACCACAGCGACGGCCCAAGCGCGCACGGTGCCTTTAGAGCCGCCCCAGAAGTTAAGATCGGCCATCGGTTGCTTCTGCCCGTCGATAACGGTCGGTGCCTTGTTGGGTGTGCCGTCTTTCTTCATGCCGTTGCGCTTGGCGCTGAACTGGATGATTCCCGTCTCGTTGCCCGCCTCATCCTTCAGCTTCTTCATCCCAAAGACCTTGGAGAACTGAGGCATCTTGCTGTTGCGTGCGCGGCAGGCGTCATAGTGGGCGCGCAGTTCGTCGAACAGCGGCTTTGCCTGATCTCTCGGCATATCGAAGGCCACGCTCCAAGCCGCGTTGGATGCGGTCGGCGCGCAGGGTTCGCTGGCCTGCTTCTGGGTATTGAAGCGGAAGGTGCCGCTCAATTTTGGATACTGAATGGTGACGTTTTTCGCCAACACTTTCAGGAAGTCGGTATTATCAGCCATTGGTTTGCTCCTCTCTGGCTTTGGTTTAGAAATCGACGGTCTCTGTAAAGATATCGTCGTCGGCGGTCTCAACCTGCCAACGCGGCAGGTCGATAGTGTTAATCAGCGGCCAGCCCGTTGTGAAGTCGGAAACGGCGATGGCATTGCTGATCTTTTGCAGGGTCTGGGTCACGACCATGTCGGCGTGGTCCAGATAGCGTCCAGTGAGAGCGTGCAAACCGACAGCGTGAGGCGGCTCCTTCTCGACAGCGATGAAGATGAAGGTGTCGGCCTTGTAGCCCGCCGACCGAAGTGCGCGGAGATAGAAGGCGCTTTGCACGTCGTATGCGTACTTACGCAGTTCGCGCGGGAAGCCGTCGGGGCTGGCGTCGGTGGTGGTCTTCACGTCGAACACCAAGCCGACCTCGGGCAGATAGCCGTCGGGCCGGCATTTGATTTCGGTGCCTGTAGCCGGATCGATGCCGAAAAAGCTGGCCTCGGCCACGAAGGTCGGATCGGCCAAATACATGGCCGCCACTGGGTGAGCCTTGACGGCATCGGCGATGCGTGCGGCCAGATCGAACTCGGCCTCTGGAAGCAGGATTTGGCCGTCGAGATCGGCGGCAAGCTGTGCCTCTTTCCACTTGTTGCCACGGCGATCCTCGGGGCCGCGCAGGACGAGGTTCTTTTCCGGCTCCAGCACCAGAGCGTGGACGGCGCTGCCCAAGGCGAAGGCCGAGGTTTCCTTGCGGACCTTGCCCTTCCAGTGTGCCAGCGACGTTTTGTAAACCGCCTTCACGTCGGATGACGAGATCGCTGGGTGGGCGTGGTATTCCTTGTTGCTCAGGTCTCGGTTCATTATTAGGTCTCCTCAAAAATGTTTGTTTCCATGCGGTACTGCATGTCCTCTGGAATGGCTTCGCGGAATTCTTCGATCTGCCAGAACGCTTCATAAGCAGATTTCAGATCGACACCATCACGCACCACCAGTGAAATGAATGTGGACATGACGTAATGTCTGGCCCGCAGCCCCTTCATTCTTCTGACATCAAAAAATGCTGCGCCAGTTGTCATTTGGTAAGGCCCTGCCCAATCAGGTTGGCCAATTTGGATAAGGTGGCCAACCTCTACATTTTTGCTATGGCGGTTGTAGGCGATCAGAGCATCTTTGAGCATTATCCCCTTGGTCATTTCTTCCTCCATCCGTAATATGCGATCAGAGCCGCCTCGGCCCTGCCGTCGTCTTTCTTGCGCGCCCAAAGATTAGACTGATCCGGGAACACGCTTGATGCGTATGCTCTGGATGCGTCCTTGTCGGTGGACAGGCCGAAGTGCTTCTTCCACGTCGCTGGCGGCACTTCATTGGTCGGCACGCCAGCGAAGAACAGGCAGGCCTTCATCTCACCGTAGGCCTGCGCGATGCTGACAGCGTTCTTGATGCCGATCATCCTCGGAAAGAAAGGCTTTTCGATCCAGGCGCACCGCACGCTGCCGATGTCCGACAGGATCGCGCGCTTTTCCTCTATGGTGCCTGGCATGTCGTAGACGCGCACGCTCATGTCGTCAGCGTCCATGACCGCGATGGCTCCCGTCTTGCCGGGGTCGATGCCGATGTAGAGCGCCATCACTCGCCCGATCCGATCTCGCCTGCCAGCGCCGCATAAGCAGCCGCGTCCACCGGGCTGTCTATGTGTGCCGGGTTTGATTTCATGCGGGCCAGCTTCAGAAGGGTCATCATTACGGCCACATCGTGCGGCTTGATGTTTTTGTTCAGGTGGGCCGACCAGTAGGCGGCGATTAGGCCGAAGTTTGCCTCGGCATCGCCGTGCGTGTTGGCGCGATCAACCATCACATAGTGCTTGGCGGTGTCTAAAATCTCGTCACGCTTCATGCCATATCCCCCGCGCTGATCCATTCTTCCTCAAACCGCAGATCCTCGATACCCGTAATGTCGGCCAGACGGTGCCGGTAGACAGCCGACGGCACGACGCGGCCTGTCATCCAGCGGGAAAGGCTGGACGATGCCACTGGAACTTTTCTTGCAAGCCAGCCCAGCTTGCGCCCGTCTTGCGCGCACCATAGCCGGATTTGTGTTTGAGCCATCATTTGGCGTTCTCCCTTGTTTCGATGCTGTAGACTTATGGTGTAAAAAAGTATGCGTCAAGCGCAAATATTTGCTTGCAAAGGCTCTCGCATCGTTTAGGATGTCCATGCAAACTAGCAAACAGGGAGAAACCAACATGCGTATCCGAGACATAGCCGCCGACCTGATCGGCATCCTGTGCATCTTTGGCCTGCTCTACGCGGGCTTCCTCGTCGGCTTCGGGATGGGGTGGTGAGATGGCTGTTAGACTTGGAGCAATGGACACCCACATCGTGCTAACCGCGCTGTGGGATTACCGCGAGACGCTGACGATCTACAACGACACTAGGCCCACGCCGGAACTCAAAG